CCAGCCAAACGCAGCGCGTCAATACGGTCGCGAATGGGGATCTCAAAAGTCCGCAAAAAGTATGACACGGATCCCACGCTCGTTTCTAACATTTCTGCGATCTCGTCCATCGACAGCTGCTCTTCAACATATAACTGATACAGGCAACCGGGGTCATTCAGGATGGCGTGGCGGCTGCCAATAGCGGACGCCTCTGACACCGTCCTTGTCTTCATGCCGAGCGCCGCCATCTTTGCCAGAACCTGAGCCGGCCGCAGGCTGAACTCCGACGCGATTTGAACGCCGGATCGCTTCTCTTCCCAATACAATCGGTAAAGCTTATCCCGATCAAGCTCAGCTGGCCATGGCCTCCTGTGCGATAACCGCACGCCCAGCTGCGAGCATATGGCTCTGACGCGATTTAGCGTCGTATTGAGTTCCGTCGCGATTTCCGCAGCTGACTTCCCGTCGGCTACGAGGCCTTGAAGCTTGGATCTGTCTATCTTCCTCTTGATCCTATTAGCCTCTTCAGACGTCCTTCCTAGGCCAAGCTTCTTTAAGCGCCTCCTGACCAATGACGAGGATTGCCGCAAGCGCGCGGCGATTCTTGAAGGCGACAAACCCCGCTCAAAAAGATCCCGCACGGCACTCATATCTATCTCTATGGGCTCGCTCCGTTGTTTGGACTTTATGTCCCATTGTCTGGCCAGCTTTGATACGAATGACATCGTCTTGTTATGCATTCTTGCAATGGCAGAGAAGCTTAAGCCTTGTCCAACGAGAGATCGAAATTTCACCTCATCATTTAACGGATCGCGCAAGTCCTTCGACGTATCAATTCCATGCTTTATGCACCAAGAGCGTACAGCCTGCTTCGACACGCCGAATTTACGGCCTACGGCTTCCAAGCTACCCAACTCGCATAACAAGGCCCTTAAAGCGTCTTCGGTAGGCCTGACTTTCTGCCGCAGGACAATGGCGTGCCTATTTTTCCAATCCAGTACGGTTGAGGCGGAACACCCAATTTGATTGGCTACCTCTCTTATTGTAAATTGATCAAGGGCGCTTTTAAGCTCATCCTTATTCCGCAGAAGGTCCTTATTCATAATTTCCCTCCAATCAGTGAAATACGCCTGGATATTATTATAACATATTTTTGATTGGACATCAAGTATAAAAAAAAGGCCGTCATTTCTGACGGCCCTTTTCGAACGCGATTGACGTATTACAAACCGCTCACAGTCACAACGCCGTAGTACAGCGAGCCGTCTTCGATCAGCTTCTTCCCGTACCTGGTCATAATCCCCTTGTTCGGCGTGAAGCTGTTCGGGTCCAGCACGGTGGGCGTCGAGAGCAGGGGGATGTAGGGCGCGTAGAAGTAGCCCGCGTCCAGCACCGAGTTGCCCTTGAAGCCCAGGAGGATCTTGCAGTTGGGGAAGAGCGGGTCCTTGTACAGCTTGATCTTCCCCTGGATGGTCCCGGCCGAAGTGATGCCGATGTCCATCCCGTCCTGCGCCAGCGCGTCCGAGCCCCTGAAATCGTTCAGCTGCTCGAACTTCGAGGCGATGTCGGCCGAGGTGACCATCCAGTTGGCCGGCCCGCGGAGGGTCGTCCTGTGGATGACGTTCGCGACCTCCAGCACCTTGTAGAGCAGGGCGATGTTGCGGTCCGTGAAGTTCACGCTCGCCCCCGCCGCGGTGGCGAAGTTGTGCGTGGCGCGGATCGCGGCGGCGATGATGAGGTCGTTGATGATCTCGCGGTCGATCTCGGCGACCATCTCGTCGGCCATCAGGTCCGTCAGCGTGCTCTCGGCGTCGATGTTGTGCACGCTCTTGAGGTCCTGCGCAGCCTCGAGCGACCAGCTGGTCTTCAGCTTCCGGGTGACCGCGGACACGCTGTCCGAGTCGATCGAAAGCGTGAGCGCCGGCTGGAACGGGTTGTTCTCCAGGTCGAACTCGTAGTCGGCGCGCGCGACCAGGCCGGTCACGTTGCCAGACGAGAGGCTGACCTGGACCATGCCGGTCGAATGGTCGAACTTCGTCGCGGCGGAGGTCGAGGTGTCGACCGTGACCGTCGGGCAGCCGGAGCCCGAACCGTAGAGGATCGTCTCGGGATCGCCATTCGCGTCGAAGGCGACCTGGAGGCACGGGGTCGGCTCTTCGCAGCTGTCGACGTCCGGCAGGTAGACGTTCACGACGACCGTACCCGCAAGCACCGGCTTGTGAGTAAGGTTGCCGGCGATGACCACGCCTCCCGGCCCGATCGTCAGGTCCTCGCCCTTCACGGTCTGCGCGCTGTAGTACGGATCCAGCGCCCAGCCGTTCTGGCGGGCGAACTGCTGCGCCGTGTTCTGACGCATGATCTGGGTGCCGGCCCGGGTCTGGCCCTTGTTCAGGGCATAGCGGTACCGGATGTAGAAGATCAGGCTTGCGGGTTGCGACATCGGCTGCACGCCGACCAGGTTGTCCGCGATGAGCCTGGCGTAGCTCTTGCGCAGGAGCGGCAGCGCGAACCGGGTGAAGTCCGCGATGCTGTTGGTGGTCGTCGCCTCCTCGAAGAGCATCCGGGACTTGCCGGGCGCCATCGAGGCGTACTGGTTCTCGAGCAGCTGGGCGAAGGCGCCCATCTTCTTGGGGCCGATCTCGGGGCACTTCTTGAGGACCGGCTGCCAGCGCTTGACAGCCTGGTTCTTCTGCGCCTCGACGATGAGGCGGGCCTGACGCATATCCTCGGTGATGAGGCCTGGCATGTCGTCTCTCCGTAAAAAAGGTTTCACGAATCGCCGCTCAGGCGGCGAGGGCTCCCCTAGACCTGCGGCTCCTCGCCCATCTGGGCGGCGATTTGATCAGGGGAAAGGACGGCGGCGGACGCGACCAACTCTTCTGGCTTGATCTGCGCGGGCAGATCGGCCTGGCTCGCCTGGGTGGTCACAGGCACCTCGCTCTCGACGCGGATGGCCTGGATCTCCTCGGTGGGCTTCTCGGTCGTCGTGACTGGAGCTTCAGCTGTCGTCGTGGTCGTCGCGGCCGTAGTGGCCTCGGCGGTCTCGGTAGCGGTCGCAGTGGCGGCGGCGTCGTCCTCCGTCACGGTCTTGCCCGGCTTGGCGGCCTGCTCCTCGAACGTCCGGAGCCGGCGGAGTGTCTTGGCCGCGATCATGTTGGCCTGGTTGGCCTTCCTGACCGCGACGTCGCGCTCCTCCTTGATGGAGGCGGTCTGCTCGGCGATGCGGGCCAGCTTCCGGTTCAGGGCCTCGAGTTCGGCGCTATTGCCGCCTTCCCCGCCCAGGATCTTCTGGATCTGGCGGAGCTGCGCGACGGCAGCGGACTCTTCAATGGCCCTCGTCTTGCCCGCGGCTCGCTCGATCGACGCCACCTTACTCTCGATGAAGACTTCGACCTTCCGGGCGATGCGCGCCTTCTCGGCAGCGACTTCCTCCAGGCAGACCTGCTTGGCCTTCTGGATCTTGGCCTTGTACTCCTCCTGGACGGTGACGCGCTCGGACTCGACGTGCTCCTGGACGGCCGCAATGAGCTGATCCGCCAGCTCGTCAGAGCCGCCGATCTGCTTCACGATCTCCCTGATCTTCTGCATCGTGGGCCTCCAGGTAAGTTTACTGCTATTTTTGACCGAAAAGTCCGTCTAGTAATGAGAATTGAGTCTCTATTCTATTATGTACTTCAGGCCTGAGCCTGGCAAGCCGAGCATAGGCGCCCGTAGGAGATGGGCGTACCGCAGGTCTCGCACTCGCTGCCATAGCCGTGCTCCCCGGCACACTTGCGACACATCCTTCCCTGACTTGACGGACCCAGATCCCGGCCACAGACCTTGCAGGAACCCTTCACCTCCAGGAGATCCAGCAGACCCGAGAGCCTGCTCTCGAACTTGATCGGCGGCTGTTTCGGCAGAGTGCCGGTCGTTTGCGCGTGCCTTTCCGTGGCCTCAATGTCAACCCACATGCCATGGGCATGAGTCTCCGCGTCGAATGGATCCTTGAAGAAGTTCCTGGCCTCAGAAAGCTCCACAGGATACCAGCGGCCCCGATTTTCGCCAATGGGACCGCCATA